CGTATCAATCAGAGACCCCAAAGTCTTTAGACAGGGTTACTATGCTGGCTCAGATAAGATTGCATCTGGGGCTGGCTCTTTGTGCACAGCAACACAGATAGGAAATGTAAATACAGAAAATGCTGGCGGTTCTGGAACAAATCCAGCAGGAAGATACAGGATGGTTTTCAATGCCCATCATGGTACAGACGATCAAACAGTAGACCCTATGCTGAATGCTTCTATTGGAACAACATGGACTTCTAATCATAGATTGAGAGGTGTAGCCTATCTAGCTTGCAGCTTTGAATATGATTCAAAAGGAATGTTTTCATCCATTCCTCAACTTACTGTTGCTTGCAGAGGTAAAAAATTATACGACCCAAGAAAAGATGGGTCTATTTCTGGTGGCACGGGGTCACACAGATACGACACACCCAGCACATTTGAATGGTCTGATAATGCAACCTTATGTCTGCTTGATTATATGCGAGACAACGAATATGGAAAAGGTTTAGCCGAAACAGACATTAACTTACAAACATTTCAATCTGCCGCAACCACAGCAGAATCTTTGCAAGACACACCAGACTTTGATGGGTCTTATTCTAGTGCTACTTTTAGCGGACTGGCTGGTGCTGGCATTATTACAGTTGATGGTGATACTTGGAATGGCTCAAAAATTGGTGGAAATCTTAATCTTAAAGATGCTTCGGGTAGTGTTGAGTTTGAAGATAATGTGATAGTTGATGCCACTAGATATCAACCATATGATGAAGATGCTATTTATCAATTAGTTGTCCAGAATCCCCTTTCTAACACTTACACCAACGAAGTTGGTCAAGCCTTAGTCAAGGTTGAAAGATTTAGCTGTAATGGCGTTATAGATGCCAATAAAAACATTTTAGAAAACACTCAAGAGCTTCTATCTAACATGAGAGGAATTCTTAATTACATAGATGGCAAATATGAAATAACACTGGAAGATACAGGGTCATCATCCTTTACTGTTACAGATGATCATATTATTGGTGACTCTGGCATAACAATCACATATGAGGACAAGGCTCAAAAAGCAAACAAAGTAGTGGTTCAGTTCTTTAATGCGTTGAAGAAATACGAAATGGACACAGTTACAATCTTGCATGATGCCAGTCCAAACTTTACCTCTGATGATGGTGGTGAAGAGTTAGAACTTGTTGTAGATTTCCCACACATTGTTAATAAGTATGTGGCTTACAACATGGGCAAGGCGATTCTTGGCAGATCAAGAAACCAAATGACCATTTCTTTTACTGCTGTGCCAGAGCTTTACAAAACAAAGGTCGGAGATGTCATTACAGTTGTATACACACCCGTTGGATTTACGGGTAAACTTTTTAGAATTGAAGCAATGACCTTGCAGCCAGATGGATTAATCTCTATACAGGCTATTGAGTATTTAGACATCTACACTTGGGAAGCCCCACCTCAAGAACTCATTGAGCCAATTAATAATCCTGTGGCTAACTTTGCTGTTAAGCCACCAGCAGGATTAGCCTTTACAGACTCAGGCTCAAGCTCTACAGCCAGAGCTTTCTTAACTTGGAGCGAACCAACAGATTTTCCCAATCATACTTACAGGGTCAGAATTGTAGACAGCTCATCAAACAAATTAACAAACAAGATAGTAGATCAAGAATTTGTAGATTTAGATTATCTACCAGTGGGCTCAAACTATGTGGCTTCAGTCTCATCTATTAACAGCTTGGGGCAAGAGTCTGAAGCAGCAACGCTGACGTTTACAGTCTCAACACCACCAGTCGCTACTGCTGACATAAAGGATGATGCAGTAACACTAGACAAGGCGGCAGCAGACCTTATCGCTGCTATTGATGCAGGTGGAGCTGGTTCAACGCAATTAATTAAAGCAACCTCAGCACCATCAACCAGAGCAGATGGAAATGCATTACAAGCTCAAGATTTATGGGCAGATACAAACGACAACAATCAAATATATGTAAGAAACGCTGCAAACAATGGCTGGGAAAAAGCCAGAGATTCTTCTTTGGTTACTTTATACAATTCATTGAGCACAACTGTTGGCACTAACACCACAAACATTGCTACAGCTCAAGGAGATATAGTTACTTTAACAACTGATACTTCAGCTAATGCGACAGCAATCACTAATCTAACTTCTACAGTTGGAAGCAATACGTCGGCAATAAGCACAGAAGCTACAACTAGAGCTAATGCAGATACAGCCTTATCTGCTAGCATTACCAGTCTAACCTCTACAGTTAATGGTAATACTTCATCTATTTCTTCTGAAGCTACAACTAGAGCTAATGCAGATACTGCTTTATCTACTAGCATTACTAATCTAACCTCTACAGTTAATGGAGTCTCATCCTCAGTTACTACAAATGCTTCGGCTATATCAACCATCAATGGCAACGCTGCCGCATCTTATGTCTTAAAACTTAATGCTGGTGGCAAAGTTGCTCAGATGGTTCTTAATAGCAACGCATCTTCTGGTAGTGGTGCTACTAGCACAATAGCTTTCTTAGCTGACACATTTAAAATTGACAACAATGCTGGCTCAAGTGTTAGACCATTCATTGTAAGTGGCGGCTCAGTCTTTATTGACAATGCCAGAATTACTAATTTATCTGGAACAAAAATTGATGTTGATACTTTGAATGTTAAACAATTTGCAAATACTAGCTCAAAAATTATTAGTCATTTAACAACGGGAACAAAATTTGATTTAGGTAGAGATGGTCAGGCTTATGTGCAAAGGACAGGAACATACACAGGAAGCAATGCTTCATTTGTACCAGTAACCATTACTAATGTCAGAAATAATGCTGGTTATGTAGCAATATTCTCAGGGGTTCTTGGTAATGTTAATGGTGGTAGGGTTCAATATTCTTTAAATAATTCAACTTGGGTTAATGCTAATGGCAACACAAACATTTATTGGAACGCTGGAACTTATAGGGGTTATACCTATGTTTACACAGGTCAAATAACAACCCTAAGCACATCTCAATCAACAGTTTATTGGCGAGTTTATTTCTCAGGCGGCTACAATCATACTCAATTATCTTTAAACGTAATGATGGATAACACACGATAATGAATACTTTTACTATTTATGATTTAACAACAGGCGAGATAGATCACGCAACAACAACTGTTGCAGAGATAAATGAAGTTGGCTTGCAAGACAATCAAGGAATTATTGAGGGCAGCTATCAAACAAATGAATTTATTATTACCGATGGTGAAGCTGTTGTAAGAACAGATAATACATTAGAGATATTAAGATTAAAAAGAGATGCACTATTAGGTGGGTCAGACTGGACACAAACAATAGACAGCCCATTATCCGATACAAAGAAAACAGAATGGGCAACATACAGGCAATCGTTGAGAGACCTACCATCAGAATATTCAGACAGTAATAATATTGATGATGTAGTGTTTCCAACTCAACCAGATTAAATATACAATAGAACAGAGGTAAATTAATGGCACAACACGATTATAATTTAGCAAACCAAGGCGGAGCTGATTTCAGAGCTGATCTGAATGATGTGCTGCAAGCGGTTTTAACGCTAAATAGCTCTGCAACTGAGCCAACCACTACAGCAGCTTATATGCTGTGGTTAGATACTGCTAACAGTGTTTTAAAAATAAGAAATGGTGCTGATGATGATTGGGTTGTATTACCCTTAAGCATTACTGCCGATAATACTGTAGACATAAATGGTGGAACAGTAGATGGCATATCACAACTTACTTTAGGTTCTAGCACTAGTGTAAACAGCATTTTAGATGAAGATAATTTAAACTCAGATTCGCCTACAGCTTTAGCAACACAACAATCAATCAAGGCATATGTCGATAGCCAAGTTACTGCTCAAGACCTAGACTTTCAAGGCGATAGTGGTGGCGTTTTATCTATAGACTTAGACTCAGAAGTTTTCACTCTTAATGGTGGCACTGGTATTGATACCACAGGCTCTGAGAACACAATTAGCTTTGCTATAGATTCCACAGTTGTTACTTTGACTGGAGTGCAAGTTTTAACAAACAAAAGCATAGATGCTGACAACAATACAATTAGTAATCTTGAGGTTGATAATCTCAAATCTGGTGTTCTTGATATAGACCTAGATTCAGTTTCTGCTTCAGATGACACTCTAGCTTCAGCTAAGGCTATTAAAACTTATGTAGATGCTAATATAACCGCACAAGATTTAGACGTTTCAGATGGCACAACAAGCATTGCTATAGACCTAGATTCAGAAACACTATCATTATTGGGTGGAACTGGGGTTAGCTCAACAGCTTCTGGCGATGGCGTAACTTTTGCTATTGGTCAACCAGTAGGCACAACAGACAATGTGTCGTTTGGTGTTGTTACAGCAAGCCTTACAGGAAACGTAACAGGAAATATTGTTGGCAATGTTACTGGACAAGTTTCAGACATATCCAATCATTCAACTTCAGACTTAACAGAAGGAACTAACCTTTACTATACAACTGCAAGATTTGATACAAGGCTTGCAACAAAAGACACAGATGATTTAACAGAAGGCACTAACCTTTATTATACAAATTCCAGAGCTGATGCTAGGGTCAACCTACAAACAGGTTCAAACTTAGACTTAAGCTCTAAATCAACCAGCGATCTAACTGAAGGCACTAATCTTTATTACACTGATGCTAGATTTGATGCTAGATTTGATACAAGATTAGCAACAAAAGATACTGATGACGTGTCAGAAGGTTCAAGCAACCTTTATTACACAGATGCTAGAAGCAGAGCTTCTGTTAGTGTATCTGGAGATTTAGCTTACAACTCAGGCACTGGCGTATTCTCATTCACAGAAAGAACAGATGCAGAGGTTCAAGCATTAATTACTGCTGGAACTGGTGTTGGAGTTTCTAGTGGCGTGGTCTCTATAGGTCAGGCTGTAGCAGCTTCAGACTCACCAACCTTTAGTAATTTAACTTTAGGTGGCACTGGTTCTATTAAAGTTCCAAGTGGCACAACAGCTCAAAGAGATGGAACACCTGCCAATGGAATGTTCAGATACAACTCTGAAGATGCACAATTTGAAGGCTATGCCGATGGTGCTTGGGGTGCTATTGCTGGTGGTGGAGCTGGTTCAGCAATGGAAACCAACAACTTCACTGGTGATGGATCAACAACTGCATTTACACTAAGCAGCAGCGTTTCAGACGAAGATAATTTATTAGCCTTTATAGAAGGTGTTTACCAAAACAAAGCTGATTTTGTTGCTTCAGGAACTACCATAACTTTTGATACAGCACCTGTTAATGGCAGGAATATTGTTGTGCATCACGTTAAAGCATCTATCAGTGGCAGCAATGTCATACTAAATTCATTCACTGGTGATGGCTCAGATACAACTTTTACTTTATCAACCGCACCACAATCTGAAAACAATACTCAGGTTCATTTAGATGGTGTCTATCAGAATAAATCTAGCTACTCAGTATCTGGAACAACTTTAACTTTTGATGCAGCTCCAGCTAACGCTGTTGCCATTGAAGTTATTATGTTTACTCAGACAACTATTAATGAGCCAGCAGCAAACACAGTTGGCGTAACTCAGCTTAATTTGAGCGATGGCACAAGTGGTCAGGTCTTAACAACCGATGGCTCTGGCACTTTATCATTCTCAACAATTGCTGGCACAACCATTAACACCAACGCTGATAACAGAATCATAACTGGTAGCGGTACTGCAAACACTCTTAATGGTGAATCAGGTCTTACTTATGATGGTTCTACTTTAGCTGTTACAGGTGATATTACTACTGGTAGTTTAACAACCACAGGCGATATCAATATTCCAAAAGAAAAAAAAGCAGTCTTCGGAGATATTGCAGCCAAGTATTTAATGATTTGGCATAATGGTTATTCGGGCGGAATTAGACAATCATATCCAGATTCTTTCACTATATTTTCACATTTCTTATTTCTAAAAAATCCAAATGGCTCCAAAACACTGGCAAAGTTTGAAACTGATGATGCGGTCACTCTCTATTATGATAACTCAGCCAAACTAGCCACAACCTCAACAGGCATAAACGTAACAGGCAACATCACTGGCTTGGGGAAAATAATTTCTGACAGTTTTCAGATTGAAAGAACAAACGGTGAAGTTTATGTGCAACCCGTTCCTAATGCGGGTGTAAAGCTATTTTGGAATGGAGCAGAGCGTTTAGATACTACAAGTGCTGGCATAGACGTAACAGGCACTGCCACGATGGATGCTCTTCAAGTTTCTACTACTGGAAATCAAGTATTATTGCTTGAAAGTGAATTTGGTGGTTCTACATTACATTTTCGTACTGGTAGCGGCACACTTTCTTCTTACATTCAGTCAGGTGTTGGTGGAGCTAATTTAGTCTTTAAAACAGGTGGTGATATAGAGCGCATGAGGATTGATAGCTCTGGAAATACTATAGCTGAAAAATTATATGTAACTGATGATTCTAGTTCTACTTTAAGTAGTGCTACTAAAACTATTATTACTCAAGATAATATAGAGATGTATTATCAATCTTCGCAGAGAATTATAATGGGGAGAGACCAATTGTCTAGTGGTCATGCAGGAATAGTTTTTCAAGACCCAGGCTACAGTACGGCTTCAGGCGGTGTGGCAGTTGGGTCTTTAGGAAGAGGAACACTTGGATTTGCTACTTCTAATGATAGCGCAATGGTAGAACGCATGAGAATTAATAGTGTAGGAGGCGTTATTGTAGGATCACACTCAACAAGCGGAACGATACAGCCTAGCGGATTAAACAGTGGCAGTTATCAAGGCATTACATATAACTCTCCAAATGTAGTAAACCCAAGACATAATTATTCTTGGTCAAATGGTCTTTACTGGTGGAATGGTAGTAACGAGGGCAGTTTATCTGCTGCTGGTGCTTGGACTAATGGCTCAGATATAGCCTTTAAAAAGAATGTTGCAGACATTGAATATGGACTATCAACAGTCTTAGATTTGCAACCAAGAAAATATCAAATGAAAGTAGACAATGCTAATGATATCGGTTTCATTGCACAGGAAATAGAAACAATAATTCCAGAAATTGTACATACAAATGCTAATAATGGTTATAAATCATTAGACTATGGAGCAATCACAGCAGTATTAGTTAAAGCCATGCAAGAACAACAAACATTAATAGAGTCATTAACAACAAGACTAGAAACACTGGAGAACGCATAACATGGCTAACACAACAATACCAAGTGAACTCCTAGCAGATGGCAGTGTAGCCACAGCTAAGATCGCAGATGATGCGGTTACTTCAGCTAAGCTAGACACTAACATAGCCATCGGTGGAACTTTGGATGTTACAGGTGATATTACTACTGGTAGTTTAACAACCACAGGCGATATCAATATTCCAAAAGAAAAAAAAGCAGTCTTCGGAGATATTGCAGCCAAGTATTTAATGATTTGGCATAATGGTTATTCGGGCGGAATTAGACAATCATATCCAGATTCTTTCACTATATTTTCACATTTCTTATTTCTAAAAAATCCAAATGGCTCCAAAACACTGGCAAAGTTTGAAACTGATGATGCGGTCACTCTCTATTATGATAACTCAGCCAAACTAGCCACAACCTCAACAGGCATAGACGTAACAGGCACAGCCACGATGGATGGGTTGACTGTTGATGGCTCGGTAGATATAAACAGTGGTGTACTAGATTTAGACGCTGGCTACGCAATTAGATGGGGTGGTACTGCAAGTGGTATATATTCTGGTTCTGGTGCTGCTGACATGGTATTTACAGCAGGTTCTTCTGAGCGTTTTAGAGTAAATGGCTCATCAGGCAACGTGGGTATTGGAACGAATAATCCTACCAGACAATTATCTATATATGGAACTAATGATGGCTATATGTCGTTTAATGGCGGTCGTGCAGGTAACCATGAATATGTTGTCGGTACTGATTCTTCTGGCTTCATTATTTATGACGAAACTTTAGATGCTTATAGACTAGTAATTGACCAAGATTCAGGCAACGTGGGTATTGGGACTAGTAGTGGTACTGCTCAGTTTAATGTTACATATGCCTATCCAAAAGACGGAGCAAAGTGGACAACAAACTCTAATTCAACTCACACTGCTATAAGTTTTAATACTCCTTCTGGTAATGCAGGAACAATTAATACAAACACCTTATCAACATCCTACAACACATCTTCAGACTACAGATTAAAAGAAAATGTAGAATACGATTGGGATGCAACCACAAGGCTAAAACAACTAAAACCTTCACGCTTTAACTTTATAGCTGATGCTGATACAACAGTTGATGGCTTCTTAGCACACGAAGTACAAGATATAGTTCCTGAAGCTATATCAGGTGAAAAAGATGCAGTTGATGCAGATGGTAATCCTAAATATCAAGGCATAGACCAAAGCAAACTCGTACCGCTTTTAACCAAAGCATTACAAGAACAACAAACATTAATAGAGTCATTAACGGCTCGTATAACAACCCTAGAAGGGTAACAGGAGCATAACATGGCAATATCATATAACTGGGACGTAAACACTGTAGACGTATACCCATCAGACGAAAGCTACACAGACGTTATTTATAACGTGCATTGGCGTTTAAACGCTACCGATACTCAAGTAGATGCAGAGGGCAATCCCTACACAGCATCTGTTTATGGCACTCAAAGCCT